GTTTTAGATCGTGCATCAAAGGCTCCTGGGTCTAAAGTAAAACCAATCTAAAAAAGAATGACAAGAAAAAGAAGAAGCAACAACGATTACCAACCCATCGGGGCTGGTCTTACTTCCAAGCAAGTAAAAAGAAAAAAACCAATCAATTCAGAATTACTTTTAAATATTGAACCACTTACAGAAAATCAAAGAAATTTATTTACTTTGTATGATGAAGGAAAACATTTGGTTGCTCATGGTGTTGCTGGTTCAGGAAAAACTTTTCTATGCCTCTTCAAGGCACTTCAAGATGTTCTAAATGAATATACACCATATGAAAAAATTTATATTGTAAGGTCTCTTGTACCCACTCGTGAAATTGGATTTCTTCCTGGAAGCCACGAAGACAAATCATCACTATACCAAATACCATACAAAAATATGGTAAAGTATATGTTCCAGATGCCAAGTGATGCTGACTTTGAAATGCTCTATGGTAATTTAAAATCTCAAGAAACAATTAGTTTTTGGAGCACTTCATTTATCCGTGGAACAACTCTGGATAATTGTATTATTATAGTCGATGAATTGGAAAATTTGAATTTTCACGAACTTGATAGTATAATTACTCGTGTTGGTGAGAATACTAAAATTCTCTTCTGTGGTGATGCATCTCAAAGTGATTTGGTGAGATTAAATGAAAAAAATGGTGTGATTGATTTTATGAAAATTATTCGTTCGATGCCATCATTTGGAATTGTTGAGTTTGGTGTTGATGATGTCATAAGGTCTGGATTAATTAAAGAATATCTTATTGCAAAAATGGAACTTAATTTATGACATTTATTCATCATAATTTTTTAGGTGATCTTGAACTAGAAAAGAAAGAAACAAATGGTATTCGTCTGTATCATCTTCCCGATGGTCAGTGGGTACCATCGATTACTTCTGTGACTTCTTTTTATAATCGTGAGATTTTTGTTAAGTGGAGAAAACGTATAGGACTCGAAGAAGCAAATCGGATTACGAAAAAAGCAACCGCACGAGGAACTGATTTTCATCAGGTATGTCAGGACTATTTGGAAAATAAGGAACTGAACTGGGACGATTATCAACCCCTCTCAAAGTTTATGTTCTATCATGCCAAACCAGAACTTGATAAGATAAATAATATTCATGCGATTGAAAGAACTCTTTATTCTGAATATCTTGGACTTGCCGGAAGAGTCGATTGTATTGGAGAATATGATGGAGAACTTGCCGTTATAGACTTTAAGACTTCCGAAAAGATTAAACCTGAAGAATGGCTTGAAAACTATTTTGTTCAGGAGATGTTTTATGCCTCCGCATACTTTGAACTTACTGAAATTGCCCCTGTTAAGTTGATTACTATTATGGTCACTCCTGGTGGAGAAGTGAAGGTATTTGACAAAAGAAACAAAGGGGATTATATTAAGTTATTAGTTCGTTACATCAAAGAATTTGTACATCACAATACTGGGGCAAAGAATGGAGAATGAATTAGAAAAGGTACTCGAAAGTAAATTCTATTGTCCAAATAAGTTCGCACAAGAGATTGAAGATCTTGTTCTGACTCACGGAGATATGAATTATATTGATGCAATTGTATACTTTTGTGAAAAAAATAGTCTCGATGTTGAGTCGATACCTAAACTCATATCAAAACCACTGAAAGAGAAGATTAAGTATGAGGCAACGGAACTTAATTTTCTCAAAAAGACATCTCGTGCCAAATTAGTATTTTAATTCCATTTTGGGGGGTAAAAATTTCCCGGCAAAAAATTGCCTCTATTACTTTTTTTGAAAATGACTCCCTTTGACTGCTATAAAACCTATCTGGCACTCAAAAATCATTTTACAAAAGATTCTTATGATTATTACAAATATTGTAAAAAGACCAGAGCATCACTAGAGTCCTTTTATAAGAGACGTGATCGTTTTTGGTTTGAAAAGATATCCAGACAAAGAACAGATAAAGAAATTGAAGATTTTTTTATCTCAAATTTTGTTTCTTGTAATGACTCTGAATCCTTATGGATCGGTGAGATAATAAAAACAGGAGATCAAAATTACAAGGAATGGCAAAGAAAAATTCAGTCACTTTCATACCTTTTCAAAGAAGAATGTGAAAGTTTATTTGCCGAGTATAATTTTAAGAAAGTATTTGAGTGCTCCAAAGGACATCCACCTCTTCTCAAAAAGTTCCTGAGTGGGAAATTAAGCCTTGAAACTATGGTAATCTGTGATAAAATATTCCTGTACGGGAATGACTTTGATAAGAAACTTAAAGATCCTGTATGGGAAACTGTGAGTCGGAGAATCAAAAAATACTCTCCATTCCTACATATAGATGTATCTCATTATAAGAAAATTTTGAAAGATATTGTTTTTGGAGGAAAATGAATTTTTTTAAATCTGATATTGTTCGTTCTGAAATGGCAGAAATTGCAGAACTTCAACAAAGTGTTTATAATAATGTCTTTAAGTTTCATTTGATGGATCGTGATGAAAAAATATCTCACGTAAATCTTCTTGAAAAACTTTTAGATAAGCAAAGAACAATCTATACTCGTCTAAGTTTATCTGATGCCCCAGAGGCAAAGGAAATGAAATCACGGATTTCTGAATCCGCATCGGCAATGGGACTTCCTTCTGGTGTAGATATGAATGTGATTTTTGGAAATCTTGCAAAAATGCTTGATAAAATGAAAGATCAGATTGACAGAACTGGTTCAGATCTGTAGAATATATTGGGCTGGATGATCCCTAAGCAAAGTCACAAAAGCCAAATCTCACAAATACGAGGAAAATCAAATGTCATTTGAAAATCTAAAAAAACAATCTAAACTTGGTTCTCTAACCTCTAAACTGGTTAAAGAAGTTGAGAAGATGAGTTCCACTTCGAGTGGTGCCGATGAACGTCTCTGGAAACCCGAAGTTGATAAAACTGGTAATGGTTTCGCAGTGATTCGTTTTCTACCTGCTCCTGATGGTGAGGAACTTCCCTGGGCAAAGATGTATTCACACGCATTTCAAGGACCTGGTGGATGGTATATTGAAAACTCACTGACGACTATTGGTGGTAAAGATCCTCTTGGAGAACACAACCGAGATCTGTGGAATACAGGAACCGAATCAAATAAGGAAACTGTTCGTAAGCAAAAACGTAAGTTGTCATATTACTCTAACATATATGTTGTAAAGGATCCCACAAACCCTCAGAATGAAGGTAAAGTATTTCTGTTTAAGTATGGAAAGAAAATCTTTGATAAGATTATGGAAGCAATGCAACCAGAATTTGAGGACGAATCACCAATCAATCCTTTTGATCTATGGCAAGGAGCAAACTTCAAACTGAAGATCGTTAAGAAGGATGGTTATTGGAATTATGATAAGTCCGAGTTCGGACCATCTGAACCTTTATTGAGTGATGATGATGCGATGGAAGCACTCTGGAAGAAAGAGTATTCTCTGGCAGCAGTCACCGCACCAGATCAATTCAAGTCCTATGAAGAACTTGAAAAACGTCTGAAAATGGTATTGGGACAGAAACCAACAAATCGTCGTATGGATGAGGAAGTTGAAGACGAGGATAATGATCGTGGATCATATACTCCAGATTTCAAAAGTTCTCGTCGTGAATCTCAACCCGATGAAATCAAAGAAACATTCAATTCTTTGGATTCCTCAAGTGAAGACGAAGATGATGCCCTCTCATATTTTCAAAAATTAGCAGAATAAAAATCAACTGTAAATTCTGATATTATCTCCACGTTTAAGGTCTTCACGAATATATTGTGAAGACCCTTTTTTGTATGGCATAATATTATCCATATCATTAACCACAATATTCAAGTATGTTGGTTTGAGTAAGTAAATATTTCTCTTTGCATCTTCTAGTTTGATCTCATAATCATAATTCGTCACAGGAACTGCTATATTTCCCGTATCTACCTGAGAATCTATAAAGTAATCATAATAACTTATCGAATATGGAGAACTTACTTCAAGACCCGAAGGAACAATCGTAACTCCCTGACTGTTTTTAATTTCTGAAGTTTCATAGTGATGAATACCATTATAAAGAACATCATAATCACCATATTTTTCAACCAAATAACGATCTAAATCATCTTGTAGAAGAGGCCATTCTGATTGAATATTAACGATATTGTTTGATAGTAAAATCACCCAATCAAGAGTTGACTCACCATAAAAATCTTCTGCAACATTATCAGGACGATCATTTCCTTGTATTTGATACTTCTCAAAAAATGCAAGTTCCTGAAAAATATCAGGACGAAGACTTCCTTTTTTAAAGAAATTTTTAACTTGTATATAATCTGATATATTCTTGGATTCTGCAATCCGACTTACATATTCAAAGTTTGGAATCTGACGGAAATAAGATGCCATTTTAGTAACCTATATGATTAAATGATCCTTTGGCATTTTCCATATTTTCATAATCATCATCAAAGATTGGTTCAAGTTCATTAAAAGACAGTGAAAGTTCATATGCAGTCATAGATCTTTCATCGATATCACTACTATCATAACTCATATATTGCCCATCAGGAGTATATTCAACACTACAATTTGTCAGAGCACATTCTTTAAAACGATTTAAATATGGGTGTTCTTTATTTGATGTCATATATTTAATCATAAAAGTATGTGGTGATTTTAGAAGAAGAACAGAATTACTTCTTTTTACCGACATTGCCTGCTTAAAGGTTCTTATAATAGATCGCACCATTTTCGCTTCATCTGGTGATCTTGGGTTCATTCTAAAACTAAATGAAAAATCTCTTAATGTAGGTCCATTAAAAAGAAGTTCCATATTTGGATTCGTTTGTACTCCATATATTCTAGAAAGAAGATTACCGGTTTGTACAGCATCTTCTGTTGCTTTTGCTGCTACAATTGCCGTTAATAACTTAGTATTTCCAGCAGTTACTGCATCAAGATTTTTTTTTGCAGCATCTGTTCCTGCTGCCGGACCACCTAAAATACTTTGGAGTCCTACATCAACAAGAGCTGCTTCAAGATTACCTATTTCTGATTTACTCCAATCAACAGAATTTCTATCTGATATTCCTCTACCAGGCATTGGTAATGTAATTGTTGTTAATGTTGTTCTTTTTGTTGTTGTTGTTCTTAGTCCAGTATTAACATTTGAATCTAGTCCCAATTTGCTTGCTTGATATTCCATAACTGCAAATTGAATACAATCTTGATTATCGTTCATATTTACTGGATATTTTAAGTTTTGTGGATAGTCTTTTGCTTGTCTACCCACGTATCCCTTTGTTGCCTTTTCAATTTTTGTGAAATCATCAGCAGTGGCATTACCAGCAGTTGCATCTTTTTTATTTGCATCTGCTCCCGTTGGATTTGCTGTATTTTGATTTAAGGTTAATGGTTTTTGTTGCTCGGGAGGAATACCTGCTTTTGTTGCGGTCAATGCTATTTGCTTATTTGTATTTGTTTTTAATGCCCCACCTTCAAGGGATTTCTTTGCCTGATTACCAAAAATTTCATCTCCTACTTTTTTCCCAGAAGGTATATCATCTCCTTGCTTATATTTTATATAGTTCCAAGTTTTTCCCCCATCTTTTGTTGTTGCTGCTGGAATATAATCGCCTGCGCCAGTGCCAGGAATTCCAAAAAGAAAATTTCCTGGTTTTGGTGAGTATAATATAGTTGATTCACCACCATTAACTTTACCATCACTTCCTTGTGTTACTTTAGTTGAAGTTATTGTGTAATAATCTTTACCATCAATTTGAGTTTTTATTACATCTGATGGCGGCATCGGAGCACCATAATCTGCCATCAGAATACCTCCACACTAATGAAGGTGCTTAAAATATATGTCTGCTCTCTTCTAAACATAGACATAAGGGTTTTATTTATTTAGACGGAATTTTGCATAAGGTATTGCGAGCAGTTCATCAAGTTCGTTATATTTAAC